ATAGAGCATTAGGTATAATCTTACCAACTACAACTATCGCGAATAAAACTACCTATTTAGGATGTATTTGGAACTCTACAGATACAAAATTTGATGTTGTTGGATTAAATCAAGAAGTTTAATATGTATTATAATTTAATTAGTTCGATGACAAAATCGGTATCAGGTGGAATTGATGCCGATGCAACCGCATTTATAACAGCAGCAGGAATAACAGACCCGACACAGCAAGGCGCGATTAATACTTTGGTTTTAAATTTGAAGTCTTACGGTATATGGACTAAAATGAAAGCTATTTACCCAATGGTAGGAGGTAGTGCAACTACTCATAAATATAATCTAAAAGACCCGCGCGATTTAAACGCCGCTTATAGATTATCATTTTTAGGGGGTTGGACTCATTCAGCAACAGGAGCAAAACCAAACGGAACTACAGGATATGCAGATACATTTTTGACTCAAATAGCAGCGGGTGGTTATAGCGATATCCATTTAAGTTATTATTCAAGGACAGATAACGTTGCAGCAGCTTTTAGGGTTGAAATGGGTAGGGGTTCGGGATTAGTTGCTAATTCATATACAAACGCTTATTTTAGATTAAATACTGGAACAAGCACAAACGGTGGTAATATAGGTTCAAGGGCAGCCACGGCAACCTCAACCAATTCTATAGGTCATGTTATTAACACAGCCACAGCGGCTTCATCAAAAGGATATAAAAACGGTGCTTTATTCGCTACCAACTCAGCTACTCAATTAGGAACGGCACAAGCTATTAATATCTATATTGGTTCACAAGGTAACCACGTAAGCGCTACCGAGTTCTCGGATAGAGAGTGCGCGTTTTCAAGTATTGGCGGATCATTAACAGATACGGACGCGGCTAATTTTTACACCACAATTCAAGCTTACCAAATAACTTTATCTCGCCAAGTATAATTATGGAAGTATATAAATTAACAATAGAACAAAAAGAGGCTTTAATAGGTCAAACCTATGACGGTGTCCAATATTTTAGTCCAACATTAGATAACGATGCAAATTTGTTTATTTCAATTGAGGAAGTAAACGGGTGTATTAACGAGCCATTTCAATGGGTAAAAGATTTACCTTTAATTAACTATAATCCTATTATTAATGAATTTTTTTAAAATAATACCAATTAAAAGAATAGAACCAATCACATTTATAGGGATTGCTTTGGCATTTATTGCACCGATTTACCCGCTTATGGCAACCGTTATAACATTTATCGTAGCAGATGCAATGTTAGAGGTTATAAATTCATTCAAAAATCATTTATTTTGCCCGACATTTGTCAAAAGATTGATATTAAAATTAGTATCTTATAACATTTGTTTGGTAATAATATACGTTTTAGAGGTAAATTTATTAGGCGAATTTATTAAAATGATTATAGGAGTACCTTTATTATTAACAAAAGTTTTAAGCGTTGGTTTAATATGGTTAGAACTAAACTCAATAGATGAAAACTTTTTTAAAATTACGGGTAAAAGGTTCGTAAAAGAGTTTAAAAAAATGATTATATTTGGCAAAGAAATCAAAAACGAGATACAAGATGCAAATAAATAAAGATTGTTTATTATTGATAGCAGAGTTCGAAGGTTTATCTTTGAAACCTTACCTTTGCCCTGCTAAAAAAGCGACAATAGGATACGGAAATACGTATTATAAAGATGGTAAAAAGGTTACAATGTTAGATAGTCCAATAAGTAAAGAAGATGCGCTTATATTGCTTGAAAACGTGGTAAATTCATTTGCTAAAGAAGTAAATAAGTTAGTAAGTGCGCCACTTAATCAAAATCAATTTAACGCTTTAGTATCTTTTGCCTATAATGTAGGAATGGGTAACTTAAAAAATAGTACATTATTAAAATTAATTAATAAGGATCACAATCAAATTGCAATTGCAAACGAGTTTCTAAAATGGGTTAACGCAGGCGGTCAAAAGTCAAAAGGATTAGAACGTAGAAGAATTAAAGAATCACAAATTTATTTTAAAAAGTAACAAAATGGAAAAAAAAGATTTGATTAATTTAGCACTTAAAGAAGTAGCTATTAAGTACAGTGAAAGTCCAGCAACTACAAACGCTGGAAGATGGTTAAGGTTAATTGTAAAATATTTGCCAACTGATTTAATTGTTAAGGCATTTGCTCACAAGTTAAGCAGGTAATTTAAACGGGATTAGGGTGTCTCCTGGTCGAAACTAAAACCTTGTAATTAATTTTGCAAGGTTTTTTTTATGCAATAGCGTGTAATTAAATTTAATTACTTATATTTGCATTTATAATCATAAAAACAAAATGCTATGGAATGTAAATTGTGCTATAAAAAAACAGAACATTTAGAAAAACATCATATAATACCAAAATCAAAAGGAGGTTCTAATGATAAAAATAATTTGATTTCAATATGTCAAGATTGCCATTGTAAAGTTCATAATGTTAGCTTTAGAGGTAAAGAAGGTATTATTTCTATTAGCGCACAAAAAGCAAAATCAAAACATAATGAGGCTATAGAATGGATTAAAAAAAATGAAAATTTATTAATAAAAAAAATTGATGATATAAAATATTTAGATGATTATAAGCATTTAGTAATTATTCATTTATTACCTTTTATTGATGCTGTAAAACTTAAAGAATTTGTTTTAGGGAAAAAAAATATAACTATAAAATTAAATTTGTCTAATTTATTAAACCAATGCTATGAATAAAAAACTAAAAGAACTATTTCTTAAATCAGGTTTGACAAAAGCCGAGTTTTCAAGAAAGTGCGGAATTAAAAAACAAAATCTTAATCCGTATTTAACCGATTTGTACGAAATGAAATTATCAACTTTTGAAAAAATAAAAAAGAATTATTTGCGTAATTAAAAATTATTACTATCTTTGTCAAAACAAAAACAAAACAACTATGAAAAACTTCTTTTTAAAATTAGACTACCAAATTAAGTTCGCTTACATTTTAGCGATAATCTTTATTCTTAACTTTATATTTAGATCATAATGGAAAACAAAGAAAAATTTAACGAATGGATGCAAAAAATTAAAAATATCTATTTTGCAGATAACGAACAAATGTGCAACGCTTACACTAAAATCAATTAATATGAATAGTTACGATGCTTGGAAAGATGGACGATATGACCGTACATCTCCGATAAACCAAATAGAAGTAGATGCCGAAATAGTTACAGGATATGATACATTATCACAAGCCTATTACAGCGGACACGAAGAAGCATTTTATAATCTTCAAATAGATATACTAAAAGAATTAGATATACTATTAGAGATAGCAAAATTAAACGCATCAGGTACAAAAAGTAGAATTGAAGATTTAATAAATAAATGTAAATAAGATGGGAGCAAATTCAGAAACATTTTTGGAATTAAGAGCGCAGGATTTCGTAACAATGTACGATGCAAGTTTCACAAAAAAATAAGCGCAAAAAGTAGGTATTAAATTAGTTACCGATTTACTGGATAATGGTAACGTTGACAAAATGGAATTTATCGCAAATTTAGCACGTTTAAGCGAGGTTGTAGGCACTGCAATGACAGAAGCACGTAAACATATTACCGAAGAAAAACAGACTGTTATGGGCGTTGAATTTACACCAGTAAACGGAGGTAATATAATTAACTATTTAGAAGATCCAATTTATCAACAATTAAAAGCGGATTTAGATGCAAGAGCTGAATTGCTTAAATTAGCACAAAAACAAAGCGTTATTGACATGTACGGAAATGACGTACCACTGGTAAGCACAACGCCTCGCAAATCGAGTATAACGATAAAATTTTAATACTATGAGTAATTTAGATTTATGGAATAAAGTTGAAAAAACTAATCCAAAATATACAAAAAACGCAAAATTAGGAGGTAGAGAAATAACATCAATTGCACCACAGTATCAAATAATGCAAGTTACTGAACAATTTGGAGTTTATGGAGAAAAATGGGGTTTTAAAGATATTATATTAAGTTATGATTTAGTTGAAAGATTTAATTTAGTAGTTTTTAAAGGTACTTTCTTTTTTCCAAATGGAGAGTTTGAAATAATAAATTCCTGTAAATTATATATGGATCGTAACAATACAATGGTCGATGATAATTTTGCAAAGAAAATTGAAACAGACGCCTTGACAAAAGCAATATCTAAATTAGGTTTTAATGCTGATATTTTTATGGGTAAATTTGACGATGTTAGATATGTTTCAGAAATGAAAAAAGAATTTGCAGAAAAGAAACCTGAGGCAACAACAGAAAAGAAACCTGAGGCAACAAATGAGATATTAGCCAAAGCAAAAGAAGGAGGATATAAAATTGAACAAGTAAAACAGAAATACAGCGTAACAGCAGAACAAGAAAAAAACTATTAATAACTAAATAAATAAACAACAATGGCTTTAGAAGTAACAGGAATTATTGAAAACATTTTACCATTAGAAAAAGGACAAAGTAAAGATGGTAAAGAATGGAAAAAACAAAGTTTTTTATTGAAAACAGCTGAGCAATACAACAACCTTTATTGCTTTGAAATTTTCGGTGATGAGAAAGTAGAAAACTTTATTAAATTTAATAAAGTAGGGCAATCTGTAAAAGTAGATTTCAATGTAGGTTGCAACGAGTGGAACGGTAAATACTTCACAAAATTATCGGCTTGGAAAATATTTAAAGCTGATTCAAAAGAAGAAGAAATTGCAGTTGAAGATGAAGGCGATGGGCTACCATTTTAATATTAATAAAATCCCCCTATTAATTTAGGGGGTTATAAAAACAAAAAACAAAATGAGCAAAAGTAAAAATAAAAATATGCATAAGTTTTATTGCTTAATGCAATTGGTCTTGGAGAATTTAGATGACTTAAAAGTAACTGCACCGAGAATGATCCAATTAAAAAAAGACATTATAGAAATGTGCGAACTTTTGAATAATGAGGTTGCAGATACGGCAACTATACAAAAAAGTACATATTTTCACGAAATGACACATAAAATAGATTGTATAATTAGAAAACAATTTGATAATAATATGTAATTACATATATAAATTTTGTATATTTGTATATAGGAGTGGTCGCCTAATTAAAAAATTTATACAAATTCCAGCAATGATAAAGACGACCACCTTTTGATTTGCTGGTTTTTATTTTATGATAGGAATTTATAAAATTACAAACCCAAGTAATAAAGTTTATATTGGTCAAAGCACTAATATTGAAAAAAGATTTAAAACGTATAAATTAAATAATTGTAAAAGTCAAAGAGCTTTATATAATTCATTTTTAAAATATGGCTTTGATAATCACAAATTTGAAATTATATGCGAATGTGATATTAAAGAACTTAATGACAAAGAAAGGCATTATCAAGATTTATATAATGTTTTAACTAATGGATTAAATTGCAGATTAACCACTTCTAAAAATAAGTCTGGAAATTTAAGTTTATCAACAAAACTTAAAATAAAAGAATCTAATATTGGGAAAAATTTAGGTAAAAAACATACAGATGAGTCTAAAATAAAAATTAGTAAATCAAGTAAAGGAAATAAGCATAATTTAGGCAAAAAATTAACAGATGAACATAAAATAAAAATAAGTTTATCTATTAAAGGCAGAAATCATTCTAAAGAATCAATTTTAAAAATGAGTGAATCTAAAAAAGGAATAAAACTTTCTGATGAACATAAACAAAAATTATCTATATCGCATATTGGTAAAAAATTATCAGAAAAACATAAATTAACGTTTCGCAGCTACAAGACGAACGG